GAATGGCCGCAATGTCAATCAGAATAGTGGATGATCGGGAATCTCGTCCGTTAGTTCCGACTGCTCCGCCATGTAGCTCTTGTACCCGCAGAGTAGGCCAAGTTTATGTGGCTGGATAATCTGCTCCCTCGCGATGAAGCCTCTGAATGTGTACGGACCGGGGAAACTGCCGGTCATCAGCGCGTAGAAATCCACGCCGTCCGTCTTCTTCCCCTTGCGCGCATCGACCAGCAGCTTGCCGGTGTCGTACTTGGTCGTTTTGACATCGATGCGGAATCCCGGCGGAGGCGGGATGACCGCGTCGTAAAGCGGATGCGGAGGCTCGCGGTCGGTATCCAGATCGGGATACACATTGAAGAGCTTGCAGAACGCTATCTCACCGCACATTCCCTCCAGATCCACAGTCGCAGCGTCGTCCAAGCTGATCTTCAGATTTGTCACGTTGAACGAGCGATTGCTGCCGTTTCGATTCTTGGCGATGAAGTGGGCCAACTTCCTCTCGGCGGCGGTTAAAGAGACAGTTTGACCGATTTTGATTTTGTTTAGCATGGTCAAAAAGTCGGAAAATTTTTGAGGGGGGTATTGTAAACGAAGCCCACCCGCAAAGGGGGTGCCAGGTTCCCCCTCATAATTTGTGCCAACCCTAGGAAAAACAATCCTTTTCTGTCATTAGTTTATCTTATTCTGATTATAAGTCACCTAGCCTTGCACAATCACAGTTATATTCACTCTTTCCCAGTTTCTCCCGTGACTTGGATTTCCGAGATTCGATCGGGCATTGAACCCAGTAGGTTAATGCTGACTGACGCTTGCTCGCCAGTTTCTGACCAGCCAAACACAAGCGCGGACCGCTTTGCTACCGATCCTAGGATTTGCTCACGCGTTGCTTCGTCTTTTATCCCGTCCAGTGAATAGCCTTCAATCCTTTCAAGCGTAGAGGCAGCGTCGGCCGCTAGTTTGGAACGGACAAGAATTGAAAGCGCCTCGATTGAGTTTTCCGTTTTAAGAGATTTATTCTCTTTGCAAACGGTTTGCATTTGCTTCCTCAGCTTCGTCAACCCGGTGCGGCTTGCCTTTGTCTGCACCGTTTCAACGCATAGCTTCAAATCGTCGGCAATTGCCGACAATTCTTCGCCGGACAAGTATCGGGCCTTGACCGTATCCCAGACTTCGCTTGGCTTCGCCATGCATGACGCATAGCCGCTTCCGTTGCGGCTTTCAATCTCCGGCTTGTGACGGGTCAGACATCCCCTGTCCAACCCCATCGGACATTCCATGTCTAACCCTCGTTTTGACCCCGTAAACATTGACTTTTCTCCACACTCAAAAAAAACGAAAAAAAGTTTTGACGTCGCGACGGGATGGGTGCAGACTCTTTCCCATGAATAAAAACTTGCTTCGAAAGCTCGCGTCTTTCCTAGGTTGGTCTGCCGCTTACCTTGCTTTGGGCCTCGCTTTCTACTGGTTTTTCTTCGCCTCTCAACTCTAACCCTCAACAAATCAAATCCCATGAAAGTCCACTTAACCTTAAAATCAGCAAACGCGAAAACCGGCCCAATTCCGGTTTCCACTTCGTCCGCTTGCACTTGTTCCGACGCTTGCCCGTTCAAAGCGAACGGTTGTTATGCGGACAGCGGACCTTTGAAGCTTCACTGGTCAAAGGTTACAAGCGGACAGCGCGGTTTTGATTGGTCCGCCTTCCTTGCCAAGGTCCGCACTTTTCCGGCCGGACAGCTTTGGAGACACAACCAAGCCGGAGACTTGCCCGGTTTCGGAGACAAGGTTGACGCCAAGGCCTTGCGAGAACTGGTGGATGCCAACGCTGGAAAGCGCGGTTTTACCTATACCCATAAACCGCTTTCGCTTGGGAACCTGTCCGCCATTCGGTCCGCGAACAAGCGCGGTTTTGTTGTTAACCTGTCCGCAAATTCGGTGTCGCATGCCGACAGACTGGCGAAGACAGGCCTTCCGGTTGCGGCCGTCGTGCCGCAGGACAGCCCGGACCGATTCACGACACCGGAGGGCAACCGTGTGGTGATTTGTCCGGCGCAGCGTGTGGACAGCCTGTCATGCGACAAGTGCAGACTCTGCGCCAAGGGCAACCGAGGATTTATCGTCGGATTTAAACCGCATGGCACTGGCGCAAAGCGAGTGGAGAAAATCACGGCGGTAAATTGACGGTCCGCGAAAGGCTATGGGCAACCGTAGCCTTTGACGTGCTTTCAATTCATCAATCAAAAACTCAATCCATCAAATCCATGACAAATCGATACCCCGGACAGTGTGTGCAGTGTCACGAATATGTTCCTGCAGGCCTTGGCACCGTCACAAAGCGCGGCCGTGTGTGGCGCATTGACTGCGACGCATGCACCGGCCGCATGCCGGAAGACTCCGGTCTTGTGTGCGTCCGTACGTCAAGCGGATGGACAGGCACCCGTAATGCGCGCGGACGCTGTGAAGACGCGCCATGCTGCGGTTGCTGCACTTTCTAAACCCTAAACCCAACGAATAAAAAACCATATGGCAACACTAAGCAAACACGGCTCCGAACTTGCGCGTTTCAATTATTTGCGCTTCAGCCTGTCCTTTCGAAGCGACGGCACCATTCTGAAAAACGAGGGTGACGGGTGGAAATTGGCGCGCCTAAAGGAGGGTGTCGAATTCAACGCCTTCCTCGCAGACTGTCATGCGCGCGAAAAATCCCGTTCGCGAGAATACAAAGACTATCGCGCATCCGTTCTCGCCGAATTTCCCCTGTCCATTCGCGAAGTTTATTTGACCTTGGAAGACCTCATGGATGGTGACATCGATGGTCTGTGGTCATCCTTAGAAGATCAGGGCATCCACGTTGACCTAGAAACGCTGCAGTGGATTGACGGTCTGAAGAAAACTTGGCGCGCATCCAAGAAAGAAAGCGGGGTGTCCCTGTGAAACTTGTCGAATTCCTACGCGCGCGCGCCTTTGAGGAGCCGTTTCAAATGCATGGCGAACGCTGGCAATACGTCACAATCCGACGCGCGGACGGACAGGAAGACATTGGAATTTACCGCTTTGCAACCGATCTTTGCTACGACTATTCGGACTTCCGCGCGCTTTTCAATCTAGCCTGACCCATCCTACGCGCGCCATGCGAAAGCGTGGTGCGAAAGGGTAGGCCACCTATCCGCAACTAAGGCATACAAAATGAATCCATTGAAACACACCCCCGGCCCGTGGAATGTTGATGGCGACGCAACGGTTTATGGTCCGCGATTCTCAATCGCGAATGATAAAGAGCAAATTGGAAGATTCGAAGTCGCCGATTGTAAAGGTTACAAGCAAGAGCGAGAAGCCAACGCTCGCCTAATAGCCTCCGCGCCTGACTTGCTCCGCGCATTGGAACAACTTTTAGAAACCGCCGAATCTTTGAACGATTGGCTTGTGTCCGATGGTTCAATCAATGGCGAGCATGAGCTTTTCAAAAAGGTTCGCGCCATCATATCCAAAGCGAAGGGCGAAGCATGACCCGCTACAAAATCCAAATCCAATCCGCCAACGGCTGGTCTGACCTGCGCGAATCGAGCGACGGCGGACCTTACGAAACCTGTTTATTCCCCACGCGAATGGCCGCAGTCGCCGCGCGCGAGGAGTTTAGCGAACTGTCGGAATTCCTTGAAAACCTGCGCATCGTCCCCGCCGAAACACCTGAGACTGAAAGCATCTACGCATGAGAACAGAACAATTCACACCCGGCCCTTGGAGAACGACAGGACCGAATGTCCGCGCTGGCGACGCTCTGATTTGCTACGCCATGAATCATCACGCGAACGCGGAAACGCCTGAGTCTGAGAAGTTGGCAAATGCTCGACTCATCGCCGCAGCCCCGGACCTTCTCCTCGCGCTGGAGCGACTGGTCCATCCAATGGCCGACGACGAGGACGTAAGTTTCGCGCGCGACTGCATTGCCAACGCGAGAGGGAAATGAGCATGAAAACCTATTGGACAGTCTATTTCGGCAAATTCCGGCGGAGCGAATACACGTTCCAAGGAACCAACGCCAAACGCGACGCGCAACGACTGGCCAAACGACTCGGCGGACGGGTTGTGCGTGAGAAAGGTCAGCAATGAGTACGATTGAGATTTTATGCGAGATGGTGCGCCTGCATGATCTTGGCATCAGGCCGCAGGTGGTGCGCGGAATGTGGCGCGAGGAGAAGGAATGGGAGTTTGCGATTGAGCAGGCTCGCCAGCGTGTGAGCGAGTGGAACAAGCTCACCGAGGAACTTAAATCGAACGAATAAACCTTATTCACGCATCAAATCATGCATCCACTCCTTCTTTCCGCGCTTATCCAGATCGAATCCAACGGAAACGATCAGGCCCGAGGCCGTCACGGCGAGCTAGGCGCGTTGCAAATCCGCGCAATCCTCGTGCGCGACGTAAACCGAATCATGGGTACACACTACGTCCACTCGCAGGTAACCAACCGCGCAACCGCGACATTTATCGCCAACGCCTATCTCAGCCACTACGGCAAAAATCTCAGCGACGAATCCTTAGCTCGGCTCTGGCAAGGTGGGCCAAAAGGAGCTAAGAAATCCTCCACCCGCGCCTACGCGAGACGGGTGATGCGCGAACTTCATCGGCAGCAGGATATTTCACTCGCAGGTACAAACGAAACTCGCAGGTAAAAATATGAAACTAACCATTCAGTCAAAAGCCAACGCCCAAACCATCATCGACCTCTTCAATGCAATCATCAACGGCGAGGTGCAGGAACATGGCGCGCAGCCGCTGAGCATTTACGACGACGACAAGCACATCTGCTCCATCGTTGCCGCGAACGGCGAGCAGATTCTGGAACTGATCATCGAACGTGAGGACGGGGACAGGATCATGCCGCGCGCAAGCGAAACGGAGACGCTATGACCAATCGCCTAAGCCTATCCGAAACAGCCCTTGTTCAAGCGAGTACCATGCCGCTCAAGGAACTGATCGAGAATCTCGAATCGCTCGCGCACATAATGCAGTCTCCCATGCTCCGCGAGGCCGCGAACCGTCTTCGCAACGCATCCTGCGCGACGACTATCCTTGAGGATTCGCTTTTCTACGCGCGGATGTACCGCGACACGACAGTCGAAGGGGCTAACCTGCGGAGAATGCTCATCGATGATGCGGAGACGGTCGTTTCCCTGATCCGAGATGGAGGATGCGAATGAGATGCGACTACGATCCGTTTGAACTCCTCACCGGCACCGAGTACCGCGTCTGCATGCTCATCGCCGAACGCCAGATGCAGGGCATTGAGAAGTACGGCACGACCGTTCAGGCCAATCCGCTCACGTTGCGCGACTGGTTGCAGCATGCGCTGGAGGAGAGTCTCGATCATGCCATCTATCTCCAGCGAGCGATTGAGGAATTGGATAAGCAGGAAGGAAAGGTGGGCCAATGAGCCGCAATCTCTTCGCGCCGACGCGCTACAAGGTCCAGATCAGCGGAGCGATTGGCTGGGCCGATCTGAAGCAGAGGACGGTCAGTTACGAGACGGTTATCTTCGCCACGCGCAAGGAGGCGGAGGCGGCGGCGAAGCAACTCAACCCCAACGAGTACACGCAAGGTCGGATTCGCGTCGTTCCGAAGGATATGCCGGAGGATTATGATGTTTATCCCATACCTGAGCGGACCAAGGCTAACCCGTGAGAAGAACTATCCGAGAACTTCTGTCCGATATCGACCCAGACCTCCTGCTGATGGACGGCTTCGACGACTGCATCATCGGAGTCTGCGAATCGTTCGGCGGCATTCCGGTCGTCGCCTACGACTACGAAAAGGTCATCGCCAATCTGGAGTCGCATGGCATGACCTACGAGGAAGCGGTCGAGTACCACGAGTTCAACCAACTCGGGGCATACGTTGGCGAGCGAACTCCAG